GCAACACTACCCATTGGAACGTGGTTTAACAACTCCAAACCTGGTTGCACGTGAATGTACAACAACGTATACGACCAGAACTGTAGAACAGAATAATTACAATTCCGTTCGAAAAGCTTCCCAGAAACAGGTAACTTACACCCGACAGTTTTAAACCACTCCACACAGGAAGTTAAGTTAGCATATGGCGAAATCTCGCAGATACGCTTCAACTCATCCACCGTCGGACTACGATCATACATCTTAACAAAACAATGAAAAGCATGGGATTCAAACAGACCGTAACTCTTAATATCACAAGATCTTGATAAGGCGTTATCATCCTCAACCTGCAATAGATGAGAAGGAATCATTGCGCCATACTGCCTTACAACACGCAACGAACGCAAAAGAAACTGCTCGGTCCTGGCGAAATCACCAGTACTGAAATTAAGCATATCAACCTGTCCCATATGTTCAAGGGAACCAGGTTTATACCAATCCTCCATGACTTTCTTGTAACTCGGGATCTTGTTCTTCTTCAACAACATCCGTCTGAATTTCGGATCAACACCTCCTAACGCCAATGTCAAATCATTCACAATCATGGTGTACAGATCTGGTTGATGAGCACACAAATTCAAGTAACCAATCCCTTTCTGGAGCGTATATTCTGCCTTTCTCTTGGGATTAGTCATCTTCTTGGTAGCATCAGCCTTGAATTGCGAATACCTCATTAACAACTTTGAACGTTCGTGTACAACTGCGAATTCAGGGACATCAGCACCTATCAAGGCAAAATCAGCCTCGTATTCAGCGCCAGGTTTAGGAATCTTACCTAGAAACGTCTGATCCCAGATACTTGTCCCCGAGCATTCAATCTTGAACGTCATCCCAAAATACTTCTTTGCAATCTCAAACACTGTCGGCCAATCAATATCTTCGTTGGTTGCGACCATGTTATCATCACTAAGATTAGCAAGGTATACCCGATCGTAAAACTCACGGATTGGCCAATTCTGGGCCTTGCTTACCGAGTAGATCAAGATCGCCTGCAGTCCATTTGTATTCTGCTTAGAAACATTGGAACTACCTGTCGTTCCACCGCCTTCTTTCAGAACAATACCACCTGGTGCAGTAGGATCGGAAACCAATGTTTTAGCACAAACTTCCTCGTACTCTTCCCTCATACTGCTAATGTGCTGCCATAAATCCTTGGCCTCACCACTGGCAGATGATTCAACATCAGTCCACAAATCACGGATCAAGTTAATGATGTACCCTTTCTGCTCTTGTTCCATCGCACAATCGATATGCTTACCTATTACTTCATACTCAGGCAAATGCCTGTAACCAGCCTTCCTGATCTCTCCGATAATCCGGAAAGTATTACTCAAAAGGTTACGATCGAAGGAAACACCATCGAACGAGTACACATACTTGTATC